GGTGATGTAGTAGCAGAGGCAGAGGACTTAGAAGAAGACATTATTAATCACCTCACACACTATTACGGGGGCGACACTCCGTGGCCCGACTTAGACGACCTTGTATATGCCGACGACGAACAGTAGCAAGCGGATTTAACAGAGTACCCTAGGGTTCTCTCTAGGGTATTCGATTAAGTCCACTAGTGACTTTTAATTGTGCCACATAAAGAAGGAAGTGTCTAGTATGAAATTTTATGAATTACCGCAAGCAACACAAGACATGTTAGTAGAACGTCAGCGAGACTATGTCACCTCATGCATGGACTGGCTAGAAGATTTGTTCCCCTTGATTAATGACAGGGTAAATGAAGAATATGGGCGTATCTTTACCGAACCATTCGACGCCCTCATGAACATTCAAGAATTTGAATGGCCTCACAATATCGTATGGTCTACCACGTACACTGAATTAGACCTAGAAGTTTTTTCAGAAGCATTGGGAGTTTTTGTCCCTAGCTATAATGCGCGCCTTGAATTGTCTCCCAATGGCCGTGTACGGCTGTTTTTCGGGGAATATCAAGCGGACTCAAGTTGGAGAGAGTTCGAGGACGCTTGCACAAAAATTCTGGCAGAAGTCAAGGACGTTATTCTCGACATTGTGTCTGAATACTACGAGGAAGCCACAAGCACGGCCTATATAGAATCTCAGTTGTGGGATGAAGATTTTAAACCGAACGGGGATTTTGTGTGGGAACCACCTGTACTCACAGACAAAGAACTAGCAGACCACCTGTTCAAGACAGGTACGACGGAAACCACCACAGGTAATTGGATTTTTGACCTAGCAGACCTAGACGGACGTACTCCCGAACAGGCCTTAGATACTCTGTATGCTCAGGGCTATCAAGAATACATCTTAGACGCTGAATGTACAGACGATGCCCTAGACATCATCTTTGCACTCGACGTATGCCCCAATGCTGACTAGAGATTTAACAGAGGATACTAGCTATCCTTAGTATCCTCGATTAAGTCCCTAGGAGGACTAGTAGAAAAGGGAGGAATTACCATGAAAAAAGATATGACGGAAAAGCAATTAAACTTTTGCTTCAATGTGTACGACCAAGTGCAGGAAGTGTTGTTCTTGCGCACACAATTCGCTGAAGACAGAATAGTTACATTTAATCTTAACCAGCAAACACGTAGCCTAGGTCAATGCCACCTGTATGGCCCTGATCTGACACGTATTGAAATCAGTGAATACGCCTTAGATGACGCAGGGATGCCCTTTATGGAAACCCTAGTCCACGAATGTATTCACGCCTGCCTTCCTATGTACGAACACCATGGTAGGAAATTTCAACAGGCGTGCTTAGTGTGTGGGGAGCATTTCGGACTTACTTTGTCCCGTTTGGCGTCCCCTAGTGTAACTAAGGCCTTTGTCTCGAACCAGCCTAGGGGCAAGTATAAAGTCGTGTGGGAGGATGGCGATTATGCCTACTACAAGACTAAGAGGAAGTGGATAGTCAAGGATTTGCTGGCACATGGTGGCTCTCGTGTCTACAAGCTCACTACAGGGGAAACCTTAAAAGCCAGCTTGATTGTAAGGGAAGACTAGTACACCGAACAAGTGTTTGATATACTAGAGAATAGAACAAGCGTTCGTAATACAGGAGGTGTCGTAATGAATCGCTATGCATATGTAGGAAGGCCCTGCCAGCTAGAGCAGGAAATAGAAGACCTTCAGACACAAGGATATTGTTTGTTCAGCCGCTTCACAGGCTCAGAAGGGGGACGCAAGGTGAAGCAGGAACTAGCTAGGGTACAACAAGCCTTCCCTGACAGGCAGTATGTCGTACTCAAGAGAGGCAAGACCCATAAGGATACATATAAGCAAGCCATATTGTTCAAGTAATAGTAGTAGCAGGTAACTGAATATGAAAAAAGTGTCATTCAGTTACCTGCTATTTTTATACCCTAGTGAACCAAACATAAGTTTGGCTAATTGTCACACATTCTAGGAGGAGGAATAAAAATGATGACATTAGAACAACAATTAGAACTTGAAAAGATGTACAAAGGTTTAGCAGAAAATCGTGCTTTGCAGGTGTTGAACAAGGCAAAAGCTGACGGGGCCTATGAACGAACAAAGGTTGGTCAAGGTGTCATGAATCACCTAGCAGAAACCTATACGAAAAACGTAGAAGCCTTTGTTACAGACTGCTTACAGCCGAAACGCGGGGTTCAACCTGCATACGCAAAAATCGTCAAGGACTACGTACTGGCCCTAGGTGGAGACACACAGAAATTTTCAAGACTCTGTGCTACTTTGTCTCTTAAAATGGCCCTTAGTGCCATGATGAGACGTTCCCATGTAGCTAACAATATTGGGGGTGCAATCGGCCTTGAACTGGAACCAGAAGTAGAAGCAATGACTTTCTTTGCAGACAAGAACAATGTCAAGCGTTTTAACAAGGCCATTAGCTCCCGTGTAGGCTTTTCCTATCGTAGAATCTTCATGGAACATGTCTATGAAGGTGTCGGATTTACCTTTGTCAAGCATACAGCGAAAGAAAGAACGTCTTTAGGTATGCAGTTGTTAGCTGTCCTAGTGGAAACGACGGACTTCTTTGTCTTTCAAGAAGTATCTGAAGATGGCAAGACACAGCCTTTACAGTTACTTCCTACAGATATCTTCTTAAAAGCGATAGCCAATGCAGAAGACAAGAGTATCAGCCTAGCTATTACGTATGTACCGACTATCATCCCTCCGAAACCATGGACTAGCATGTGGGACGGGGGTTACTATGGGGCTTTGTCTCAGAATAAAACCTTAATGCGTTACATCCCCTACGCAAGGTCTTCACAGACACGCAAGTTATATACTAGCAGACTCAATGAACTTGATCTGTCTAGTGTGTACTCAGCTGTCAATGCGATTCAAGCAACGGCCTATAGAATCAACAAACCCGTGCTGGACATTCTCAAGTATTACCTAAGTATCGGCGGTGGCATTGCAGGACTAGCAGAGACAAAACCACTTGAACAGCTTCCACGGTTCCCTCATGCCTATGAAGACATTAAGGAAGATGAAGAACTACTCAAGGCGTTCAAGGCACACAAAAAGAAGATGGTAGAAGTTGTACACAAGGAAAATCAACGAAAAGGGAAGGCCCTGAGAGCTGTCATGATTCTGAAGACCGCTGAGGATTTTGCAAAATATGAATCAATTTGGTTCCCCATGAACATTGACTTTCGGGGCCGTGTCTATCCGATTCCTACGGGCCTCAACCCTCAAGGGGACGACATGACAAAATCCTTATTACAGTACGCTAACCCCGTCCCTGTGTCTACTGAAGACGCTCCCGACGCTCTCAAGTGGTTAGCAATCCACGGGGCAGGACTGGCAGGTCACGACAAGATTCCTCTGGAAGACCGTGTAGCATGGGTAGAGGAAAACAAGCAGAACATTTTGTCTAGTGCTGAAAATCCGCTGGACTTCCCATGGTGGCAGGAGCAGGACAAGCCATGGCAATTCTTAGCGTGGGCCATGGAGTACAAACGGGCCTTAGAATACCTTGACAGCCATGGAACCCTAGCAGGTTTTGACTGCCGTTGTACAATCGCTTACGACGGGACTTGCTCAGGACTCCAGCATTACAGTTGTCTGCTCCGTGACCCTGTAGGTGGTTCCGCTGTCAACTTGATTGACCATGATAAACCGTCAGATATTTATAGAGAAGTTTCGGACAAGGTATTGACAATGGTTAAGAAAGATGTTATGGAAGGAACCACAAAAGGCAAGGAACGAAAAGACGGAACTTTTGGGCCAGGAACGAAACAGATGGCAGAAGCATGGCTGGCACACGGTATCAATCGCAAGGTGTGCAAGCGTCCCGTCATGACCCTAGCTTACGGGAGTGGTCAATACGGATTCGCTGACCAAATCTATGAAGACACCACGAGGGACAACCCCCACTTTGCAGGTGTCGGGGATAGACAAGCCGCTCAGTACCTAGCTAAGTTGACATGGAAGGCTGTACAGACAACCGTTGTAGCCGCTATTGAAGGTATGGAATGTTTGAAGAAGATTGCCACGGCCCTTGCAAAAGCCGATATGCCTGTCGAATGGGTAACACCTATGGGGCTTCCAATTCAGCAGATGTATCTAGCACGAAAGACAGAATCTTTCCAGCTCCGCCTAGGAAATGCTTCTACACGCTACCGTATCTACGTAACGACGGTTAGCGAAAACGAGGATGTAGACAGACACAAGCAAGCAACAGGGGTAGCCCCCAATTTCATCCACTCCCTCGACGCTACTCACTTGATGATGAGCATTAATGAAGCAAGTAAAGAAGGGTGTGTGAACTTCAGTACCGTTCATGATTCTTTCGGAACGTCCCTCGGTGAAGCGGCTCGATTACGCCGTATTATCAGACAACAGATGGTTAAGTTGTACACGGAGCATGATCCCTTAGCGGATTTCCTGAGACACGCTGAAGAGCTGTTAGGGGAACCACTGGACATTGAACTTCCTAAAAAGGGTTCCTTAGACATTAACTGTATCTTAGATAGCAAGTTCGTTTTTCACTAGTGCGACTAGAGAAGGAAGTAAGTAGAGACAAAGGTCTGACCTCTTACTTCCTTCTTCTTTTTCTATTAAGAACACATGTTTGGTTAATTGTCACACATACAGAGGAACCCCATAAGTATTCCTAAGTAACTAAAGGAAGACTAATTAGGGTTAAGTAGGAGTAAGTATAGTTAAGTATTCCTAAGTATTCCTAGGGCTGAGATTAATTGTCACACATACAAGGGAAGAAAAACTACTATCCTACCTCTGTGTCTATCCCAAACACCTGTTTGGCTAATTGTCACACATACAGAGGAAAGAACACAAAATTTTCAAGGAGGTAATGAGATGAGCAATTCAAATAAAGTCCTGCGTGATTATGAAACAGTGCGTGTGGATGTGCGTAATTTTGACGCTATTGATGGCGACTATGTATACGGAGAAATCCAGAGAAATATGGATATCGCGGGTGTCTTGTGCTATGAAGTTCGCTTGCGTGGTACTGACACGTATATTGTTGTCAATGAAGACAGAGTGCAGAAAGTCGGAGAATATAACAAGCACTACTTAGAAGCTGTTGTAGAGCCTATCAAGGTCATGGAAAAGATGTTTACCAAAGAAGAACTTAAAGGCTTTATCAAAGGTAACATTTTGAAATACCGCTTACGCATGGGACACAAGGACGACATTCAGAAAGAAATGGATAAAATCCGTGTCTATGAGCAGTGGTTGGAGAAGCTGGAAAGAGGTGAAGCACTGATAGATGAGAACTAGAAAACCTTTGTCTATCGTATTCAAACCCTTACGGGATGATATTGAAGTACCTCAAATCAAGACACAAGGTTCCGCAGGGGCAGACATTGTGATTCCCGACGATGTAACCATTGAGCCTTTTAGTCTTATTGGTAAGGGTACATTAGTTCCCTTGGGGTTCTCTTTAGATATTCCTGAAGGGATGCAAGTACATATCATGTTACGGTCAAGTGTTGGCTTGAAGACCCCTATCCGTTTGTCTAATGGTGTTGGTCTGATTGATTCAGATTACAAGGGAGAACTCTGCTTACTACTTGATAATTTGTCTAAAAATTCAATTCACATCAAAAGTGGGACTCGAATAGCGCAATTAGTGCCGTTTCCTACCTTAAAGTGGGAGTTCGAGTTAATTGTCACACATACAGGGGAAAGAAAGCATTTCAACCCTATCCAAAATACTAAGCGCAGTGGTGGCTTTGGGTCTACCACAAGAACAAAAGGAGACAAAAGAAAATGAAAATTAAAGGTAAAGCATATTGGGCAAAAATTAGAACACCTGAAACATACAACGGCCAGCCTGTAGGCTTCTCGATGCAGGTTTTGATGCCCGATGAAAACTTAGCAAAAATGAAAGCATACTTTGAAGACAAATGCAAAGAAGAATTTGCAGGCAAGAAGATGTTAGGTGACATCACAATGCCGATTAAAACCACAGACGATGGTCTGGAAATGGTCAAGGTAAAAACGAAGCACGTGTATAAAGACAAGGCGACAGGAGTAGAAAAACCGAAGGTTATCCCTGTCTACAATGAATACGGTGAGCTGATTCCTGAAGACGTACTCATTGGTAATGGATCTGACGTAGAAGTTGTCGTCAATCCCAAACTGTACTATGAAAGCACAAAGAAGTGGGGCGTTCGCCTGTACCTTCAGTGCTTGATGGTTACAAATCTCGTTAAGTATTCTAAAGACGGTTCGGACGAACTGACATTTAAGAAACGAGATACAGATGATACAGAAACCACGCTGGACGACGAGGTAGACTTCTAAGTTGTTCACAGGCGGTTTCCATACACCTGCTAAGACAAAACGAAGTAAGTATGAAGACACACTTACTGCTAACCTTGACAAAAAGAATAAAGAATACCATTACGAAGAGTTCTCTCTGGAGTACACAGTAAAGCACAAATATACCCCTGACTTTGTCTTGCCAAATGGCATTATTGTCGAGGCTAAGAATGGGGAAGGTGGCTTTGTCCGTGTTGGTAAAAAAGGGGGATTCTACAGAGGCTCATTGGATAGTGAAGCACGAGGGAAGATGCTAAAGGTAAAACGACAGTATCCCGAACTTGATATACGATTTGTTTTTCCTAAAGACTTTAAATTTCAAAGTTTGAAGACAACGGCGAGTAAGTGGTGTGAGAAGAATGGCTTTAAGTACCACATTGGAAACACGATCCCTGAGTCTTGGTTTAAAGAAGAGGGCCAAATTAGCCCCAAACTAAAAAAGAAAGGAAAGTGACATGTTTAAATTCAGAGACAGAGAAGAAACTCTCTTCTACTCCTTTGTCTATAAAGAACTCGAAGGAAGAACTGTCTCCGAACTGTTGAAGGAAGCACGAAGAAAAGGAGCGTTTTCGTTACCGTATCACGCTGTAGTTCTCAAGAATGGCGAACTCGACCTCATGCGTCCGTTTGAAGCAGTCGGGGGTAGCGAACTTCCTTATAGTGCTTGTGGCGTTTATATTCTCGTGGATGCTGAATCTAAAGAGTCCTTATCGGCTTTACAGAAGAAGCGGCTGGACGATTTAGTTCAGATGTTCCACGAGGACTATGCAGACATCGTAGAGGAAGAGTTCAACAAAGATGAATTACAGCGAACCGATTAAGACACACCTCCCTTGCCCTGACTGTGGTTCCTCGGATGCCCTGACAGAATACAGTGATGGTCATACATACTGCTTTTCCTGTCAAACGGTACGAGGAGCTACAACACAGGGGACACATACAGTCGACCTTATACCTCTCACTTCTTTGTCTATCACACCTCTAAAGCGTCGTGGAATCATGTCTACTACTTGTGAAAAGTATCACTACTATACAGGCTATCACAATGGGAAACCTGTGCAGGTAGCGTGTTACTTTGACGACGCAGGGGAGCTGATAGGCCAGAAAGTACGGTATCAAGACAAAACGTTTGAGACGATTGGTAAAATTTCCAAGCGTTTCTTTGGTCAAGAGCTTTTTGAGAGTAGAGGCAAGCTGGTAATCACAGAGGGTGAGATTGATTGTCTCACTGTGTCACAACTACAAAATAACAAATATCCCGTTGTGTCTATCCCTTGTGGGGTGGCCTCGGCAAAGAAAGTATTGACACACAACATGGAGTGGCTCTCACAGTTTGATGAGGTCATTTTGATGTTTGATATGGATGAAGCAGGAAGGAAGGCCATCAAGGAATGTGCTGGACTCCTGAAGGATTTGAAGGTGGCTAATTTACCACTGAAAGACCCTAATGAATGTCTATTAGCCAACAAAGGGCAGTCCGTCATCAATGCTATCTGGAACGCTAAAGCATACAAGCCAGACGGTATTGTAAATGGAGCTGACCTCTGGGAGATGGTAGACAGTGAAGAAGACGAAATGTGCTATACATACCCTTGGGATATTCCACTGAACGACATGACAAAGGGCCTCCGCAAGGGGGAACTCGTTGTCGTTACCGCAGGTACAGGGGTCGGCAAGACTACGTTTGTAAGACAAATCATGTATGACTTGGGGGTCAAGAAAAATCTCAAAGTAGGATGCATGATGCTTGAGGAAAATGTAAAGCGTACCTCCGTGGGACTTATGTCTATACACACGGGAGTACGATTGCACTTATCAAGACACGCTATCAGTGAAGAAGAGTATCGGAAGGCATTTGATGAGACACTGGGGACAGGAAACTACGTACTCTACAATCACTTTGGAAGTCTTGAGGGTGACAACTTACTGAACAAGATTCGATATTTAGCTATTTCTGAGGAGTGTGACTTCATCGTGCTTGACCATGTGTCTATTGCTATCTCTGGTTTGGAGGGGGACAATGAGCGAAAACTGATTGACTACCTTATGACACAGATGAGAAGCATTGTAGAAGAGACAGGGGTGGGCATGATTGTCATATCACACTTGCGAAGACCTGACAACTCTCAGAAGTCTCATGAAGAAGGTGGTATTACCTCGCTGGCACAGCTCAGAGGTTCCCACGCTATCTCACAGCTTTCAGACATCGTACTGGGGCTGGAAAGGAATCAGCAGGAGTCCAATGAAGAGCTGAGAAACACCACTCGTGTACGTGTCTTAAAGAATCGCTTCACAGGTGAGACTGGCATAGGAGGCTACCTGACATACAACAGAAAAACAGATCGCTTGGAAATAGCAGAGAAGGAAGATGATGATGAAGCAGAATTTTAAAATTCCTGTGTATTCTCATGGTGTCACGCTGAATGAAATCCCTGACAAAATCTCACTGGTCATTAACTTAGGAAAATGTGAATGTCATTGCAAGGGGTGTCACAGTGATTACCTGTGGGATACTCATGATTGTGAAGAGCAGACACCTGAAGAGCTTTTGTCTCTCATTAAGAGCTACAAGAGTGTTACCAATACGGTACTCTTCATGGGTGGTAATCGTAATCACATGGACTTTGAAGAATTTGCTGATAGTGTACTGAAGCCTCTCCACAACTTAGGTATCAACATTGGTATCTACTTGGGAGCTTGGGATGCTATGGATTTATTCACAGCTTGTAAGTATTGCCGCTGGGTAAAAGTTGGTGCATACAGAGAAGAGCTGGGAGGTCTGGACAATCCCAACACGAACCAGCTGTTCCTCGAAGTACAGAACTATAAATTTCACAAGGGAGACACAGGATGGAAGTAAGCATTTATGTCATTAAAAATTGTATGTATTGTGACACACTACTTAAAGGACTTCCAAAGGTTGTCAAGAAATTCCCGAACGTAGCTTTTAAGGTAATGTGTGTGACTGAATCAAAAGAATTTGACTTATTCCCTACAGTAGTTGTGGGAGATAAAACTTTGTCTCCGTGCATTTATGCAGAGGACATGGAGAAAGAGGTGAGAAATGCCCTTACTTAATTTAACGAAAGAACAGATTGAAGAAAAAATTAAATACATCGACCACTATATCCACAGCCAGAACAGTGCAAGTGGCTCTTTAGTGGATGCTAATGCCAATGTAGATACAAAGAATATTGGTATCTTGGAAGCTGAGATGTATAAGCCTGATACCATTCAGGTAAACCGTGCTTTAGTACAGCGGAAACTCACGGAGATGTATGGTGAGAAGTTAGCTGAGAAGTACATTGAGGACATCGAAGAACATAGAATTTATATCCATGATGAAACTTCCTTACGCCCTTACTGTGCGTCTATCACACTTTTCCCCTTCCTACTCCATGGTACGAAACCGCTGGGAGGCACAAGTGAAGCACCAAAGAACATCCATAGTTTCTGTGGCTCCTTTGTCAACCTTGTATATCAGGTGGCTTCTGGATTCGCAGGGGCAATCGCTACGGTAGAGTTCATTTTGTACTTTGATTATTTTGCAAAGAAGACATGGGGAGATGACTACATCGACTTGCATACAGCGGATGTTAGACAGTCTTTGCAGGGTGTCGTGTATGCCCTGAATCAGCCTGCTTCTGCTCGTGGTAATCAGAGTGTCTTCTGGAATATCTCGGTATTAGACCGTTTCTACTTTGAGCAGTTGTTTGGGGGCTTTAAGTTTCCCGACGGGACACAGCCTGTATACGAAGGTACATTTCGCAAATTGCAGATGCTCTTTATGGAATGGTTCAGACAAGAGCGAGAACGTGCGTTACTCACATATCCCGTACTGACCGCTTCCCTCTTGGTGGATGCTGAAGGGAAACCGAAAGACAAACATTTTGCATGGGCATGTGCTGAGGAAATGTCTAAGGGCCTGAGCTTCTTTGTCTATGAGAGTGATAGCGTAGACTCTTTGTCTTCCTGCTGTCGCTTGCGTAACGAGTTCACGGACAACACATTCTCCTACACCTTGGGTGCAGGTGGGGTGTCTACAGGTTCCGTACAGGTCATCACGATCAATATGAATCGCTATGTACAGACAAAGGAAGAAGCGTTTGCAAAGTTACTTGGACGAGTCCATATGTACCTCTTAGCTCACAGAGCTGTCATCGAGGACTACATTGAAGGTGGATTGCTTCCTGCTTACTCTACAGGGTTCATTAGCTTAGACAAGCAGTTTTGTACCATTGGTATTAATGGGATGCTGGAAGCGTCTGAGTTTGAACGAGGTAAAGCCGACACAGCCTTCTTCTCTCAGTATCTCAAGGAGATCTATGAGAACAACAAAGAGTGGAAGAAGCTGACAGGTGTTAAGTTTAATACTGAATTTGTCCCTGCCGAAAACCTCGGTGTCAAAAACGCAAAGTGGGACAAAGAAGCTGGATTGCAAGCTCCACGAGGATGTTACAACAGCTACTTCTTCCCTGTAGAAGACGATTCCTATAACATCATCGACAAACTGAGACTTCATGGAAAGGAAAATACGCAGTGGCTTGATGGAGGTTCTGCTTGTCATCTCAATCTGGAACAGCTTATGTCTAAGGAACAGGCGTATGACCTGATTTGTATGGCAGGGAAGCTGGGAGTCAATTATTGGACATTTAACGTTCTCATGACACTATGTAATGACTGTGGTTTCATCAATGTCAATACGGAAAATCACTGTACAAAGTGTGGCTCCAAAGACATTGACTATGCGACACGAGTCATTGGGTATCTGAAGCGTATTTCTAGTTTCTCCACAGAAAGACAAAAGGAAGCTGGGTTGCGTATCTACAATAAGGCAGGTGATAGTGATTGAAATTATTGAAAATCCTGAAGCGAGTGGAGACATATTGTCACAACAAGCGTGTCATTACGGCACATAAGATGCTTGTTAAGGCAACAGAAACCTTTACCAAACTCGAACAGGAGTACGCTAAAAAGATTGCGGAGTTAAAACAGTACACAGAATAGGAGTGATTTTGTGTTAATATTCGACATTGAAACAGACGGTTTGCTGGAGGATATGACAAAAATTCACTGTATGTGTATCAAGGACACCAAAGAGAATAAAATGCACAGGTTTAGACCTGACGAAGTAGAAGCAGGGGTGCGGATGCTGATGAATGGAGACACGATTTGTGGTCATAATATCATCGCATTTGACATTCCTGCTATCTCTAAGGTGTTTCCATGGTTCCATATAGGAAAAGACAAAGTAGTAGATACATTGGTCTATGCTCGCTTGGTATTCTCTGAGATTAACTACATTGACAATAAGCTAACTAGAACAGGCGTTCTTCCATCAAGACTCTACGGCTCTCACTCTTTGAAGGCGTATGGGTATCGCTTGGGTGTTCTCAAGGGGACTTATGCGAACGACTATGAAGCAGAAGATGTATGGGCAGTCTTCAATGAAGAGATGCTGGACTACAATGAGCAAGACGTTGTCGTCACCGAAGCTTTGTATAACAAGTGTCGTAAAAAGAAGACAACGGTACAGGCTCTTGATCTGGAGCATAAGGCACAGTGGTTGATGCAGAAGATGGAGCAGAATGGCTTTACCTTTGACATGACTAAGGCTAAAAAGCTCTTGTCTATCCTTCTCACAGAGCAGGAAAAAGTGTTGTCTAAGTTGACAGACAAATGCCCTAAGATACCTGACAAAGTGTTTGTCCCTAAGAGAGACAATGCGAAGATGGGATATAAAAAAGGCGTTCCCATTCAGAGATACAAAGAGTTTAACCCCAACAGTCGACAGCAAATCCTGTGGATTCTGAAAGACCACTATGGATACCCGTTCGACAATGAGGACATGTGGAATGACAACGGTAATGTACAGTTGAACGAAGAGACATTTAAACTCATTCAGAAAGACCCAAAAGCTTCTAAAGAAGTCAAGGAGTTGGCAGAGCTATTCTCTACTAACTTATTACTGACTAAACGATTAGGACAGCTCAGGGATGGTAAAAATGGCTGGATGAAACTGGTGTCTTCTGACGGCCGCTTACATGGGCGAGTGAATCCCAATGGAGCCATTACTGGTAGAGCGACACACTCTCATCCTAATATTGCGCAGGTTCCCCATGTAGGCTCTCCCTATGGGGCTGAGTGTCGTGAGTTATTCACGGTTCCCGATGGATGGTTTCAGGCTGGTGTGGATGCCTGTGGGCTGGAACTCAGGTGTCTGTCCCACTACTTATATCCTTTTGACAACGGAGAGTATGCACATGAATGTGTTGAAGGGGATATTCACACGAAGAACCAGCTGGCCGCAGGATTGCCAGAGAGAAACATGGCAAAGACGTTTAACTATATGGGCGTCTATAAACTCATTGAAAACGGTGAAACTCCCTATGGGACAATACCGTGCTAAGTTAGATAGGAGGGAAGGTTATTACAAGAGAAGAATATCTCAATAAGCTAATATGGGATTTTAATAAACCTAAATCTGAACAGACAGCAAATCCAACTAAGTATCCTCAAGGGAAGTTCAAAAAGAAAAAATGTAAATGCTGTAAGAAAGAATTTTCTCCTAAAGCACCTTCTGAACTCTACTGTTCTGACTTCTGTAAGGCGTATGGAATTACTGAAGCATATTACATGAGAACATACGGTATTTCATTAAAGGAATATTTGGATATGGCTGAACAACAGAACTTTGTCTGTGCAATTTGTGGCAAACCAAACTTCCCCATGAAAAGTATCCATAGCGGATGTTTAGTTGTTGACCACAATCATAAAACAAATAAGGTTAGGGGACTTCTCTGTCATAACTGTAACCGTGCTCTGGGGTTGCTACAAGATAATACAGAAACCCTAGAAAGTGCTATTAACTATCTAAAAAGTGTAACGACTATTCCGAAAGGAAGTACCCTCAAGTGAGGGGAAGTGGTGAGTACCTACAAAGGTAAAGAGATAGTCTGTTCTCTATAGTAATATAGAGCAGTTCATAAGAGAACGCTATGAGAGTAACGACCTCATGGGAACACAAAAACATATATGGGTTCCTCTACGGTGCAGGGGATGCAAAGATTGGTGAGATTGTTGGGGGTACAGCGGAGCATGGTGCAGAACTACGGAAGAAGTTCTTAAAGGCAACACCTGCTATCAAGAAACTCCAGCAAAGTGTCAAAAACCTTTTGTCTACTTACAACGTGGAAATGAGACAAAGGGAGTGGAAGACACGGTATTTGAAGGGTCTGGATGGCCGCTTACTTTATACTCGGTCAATCCACAGTGCGCTGAATCTCTTGCTACAGTCGGCAGGGGCTATCGTCTGTAAATACTGGATTGTACGCACAGAGGAGCGCTTGTTGAATCTTGGGTTAGATCATGGCAAGGATTTTCAGCTCATGGCATGGGTACACGATGAACAGCAGATTGCCTGCCGTACTGAAGGTATTGCTGAAATTGTCGTTAGAGAAGCCCAACAGGCCATGAGAGACACACAGCACTATTTCAACTTCAGGTGTCAATTAGATACTGAAGGTAAGATTGGTAAGAATTGGGCAGATTGCCATTAGGAACAGGAGGAAACAATATGAAATTTGAAGATGCAAAAGTAGGTATGGAAGTTGTGGTTACAGGAGAACAGGCTGATCGTTTCCCTGAAGGTGCAGTAATTGTGGAGGTAGACAAAAGAGACTTCTCGGTTAAATTGGAAGGTGAATACGGGGTAACTTTATGGTTCTGGGATATTAACTCCCGTGAACCTGAATCACAACGAAATGCTTATGATATGTCTGACATCCATTTAAAAGACGGTGGATTCAGAAAACTGCCTCCCACGACACTCCTTCTTGCAGAATATTTAGGACTTGACCCTGAAAAAGTGAAGTGCTATGTAGACAAAGAAAACTACATTATCAAGGTGAAGCAGGATGACGTAGAAGCAAAAGCAAAGAAGGCTCCGCAAGACAAATGGGATTTCCGTTTAGGTATGGGATTGGCTCTTTGTCGCCTGAAGGAAAAGCTGGCTGAACCTCGGAAACCTGCTTTTATGGAGCCGTGCCACTATATATTAAAAGATGGGTTAGTTAATTTCACGACTCTGGGACTTAGTGAAGATTTCATTCAGGACTCTGTTATGTATGCCATGGGTAACGTCTTCAAAACACAGAAGGAAGCAGAAGACAATACTGAAGAAATGCTGAAACGGGCCAATATGATTATTGAATTTTGCCAGAAGCAGGGGTGGTAACTAGATGAATAAATATCGTGTCCGTATTAAATACAAGCGGGATTCTACGGTTATTGTGGAAGCTGATTCTGTTGAAGAGGCCGAAATGATGGTAGACAAAGACCCATTTGGATTCCCGTATGAAACGGACGAAGAGACACAAGAAGTTTATGTGGAGGCGGAATTAGGAAATGCCTAACGTACAACTGCTGTCTATGACAGTTGACCCTTTAACTTTAATTCGTCGTGCCATGGGGGAATGTTACCAGCGTCCCCTTGGTGTAAAGACTGTGCAGAAAGCGATTGAGGCAGGTCATTTGTCTGTCCTCGAACATTGCTATGCGTCTTTTGAAATCACTGTGTCTACGTCAGTCTTACTCCAACTTACTAGACATCGACACCTGTCCTTTACGATACAGAGTTCGAGAGGCTGTGAGCTGAAGACATATCACAAGACGGGTATCGAATATATTGACAAACTGCTGGAGGAACACATGTCAGACTACGCTTATGTCTATCAGGAAGCTGTCAAGAAAGAAGATGCCGCTTACCTGTTGCCGAAGGGTGCTGAGTATACCTTGGTGATTACTGGCAATTTCCGTTCGTGGTACGAATATCTTCCTAAGCGTATGTGCAAGAGGGCACAACAGGAACATCGACAGTTGGCTATGGAAATTCAGAAACAGTTGGCAAAGGCTTGCCCTGAGATTTTCGATAGAGACTTCATGAAATGTGATATGTGTACAGAAAGGAGTTGTTCGTTTAGCTAATGATGAATTTGATTTTTGACGCTGACATGCTCCTCTTTGTCTCCTTGCTGGAGTGTGAGAAGCCTGTACATTGGGGCAACGACATCTGGACACTTCACTGTGATATGAGGGAAGCCACTACGTACTTCTCGAACTTTGCAAAGGAACTGTCTGACAAAATCCTTGACCACTATAAGTATACGGGAGAGTACCGATGGTTTATGTGCCTCACCGACAAAGATCATGTCAACTTCAGGAACGCAGAAGTGTTTGAAGATTACAAGGGGAATCGAACGAACAAGCGAAGACCTATCTGCTTCAACCCCATGCGTGAATGGATTCGTGAAAACTTTGTCTGCTACATGGAGCCTCATTTGGAGGCGGATGATTGCTGTGGACTTCTGACAAAAGAGCTGGAAGGCGATTATGTACTCGTAAGTGGAGACAAAGACTTTCGGGCTATTGAAGGAAAGTTCTATGATTTTATGCGGAACGAATACTTTGATACGACAAAGGAAGATGCCCGACGCTGGCATTTGAAACAGACAATCATGGGAGATACTACAGATAACTATAAGGGAGCTTCTGGATTCGGAGAGGTAAAGACCACACGGCTCTTGGAAGAACTCGGTTATACGTGGGATACGGTCTTGAGAGCTTACAAAGGAGATGCTAAGGAAGCTCTGAAGAACGCTCGTCTCGCTTATATCCTTCATGAAAAGGGGGACTACGATTGGAAAACAGGGTCTATCAGGCTTTGGGAACCCGATTCATAGTACGATATGGGGAAGCTGTAGAAAGAGCTTATGAAGTCGCTGAGAGGATGTGGGAACTTAGACATAATAATTCACTATGTGAAAAGTTTGGAGACAAAGATTGCGTGTGGATGACCATTAGTGAACTGAATAAGACAAAGAACATTGCCTACTTCTACACAGAAGATGGTGAGTTTGTCGGTGCAGTCGCTTTTGTCTTGAACCCAGACTTTGCGTGGTGGGCAGATAACTTGAGGGTACTTGAGGAAGTCTTTGTTGTGTCTATGAATCCTAAATACGCAGGGTTTGGCAGGATTGCGGCTCAGTTCCTCAAGGATATGGGAGATGCCAATAACTGTGCTTTTGTCTACGCAGGGGCATTTCTTGGTAAAAATAATAGTTATACGAAGGTAGGATATTCTAAGGAGTATCCTACTTTTGTCTATATGGGAGGTGCTGATGATGCATAAAGAAGACACATTAGCAGATTTGGAACTTATGAGTTCCCCTGAGCTTGTAGGATGTTTAAGGGAATACTTTGATGTAGATTACTTCTTGACTACCTCTATCCAAGCAGACAAATTACCTGCCTATATGAGAGGTGTCTATGCAGTAATTAATTTATTAGAAAGGGTTGGTGATTAATTTGAGTGGTGGTATTGGTAGAGCAATCAAAAGAGTTGTGTCTGCCCCAGTTAAGGCTGTTGGTAAAGTCCTTGGTGTTGGTGGCTCCCAGACTGTCAACGTGTCTGCTCCCGATGTATCAGCGGCACAGGTGGTTCCCAGTACAGCGGCGGCGGCTCCTGAAGCTCCTGTATTGGGTACAGAGAATACGACACAAGACACAAAGAAGAAAAAGAAAGGGAAGTCCCGTTTGCTCATCAACAACGACAACCAGTCTTCCAATAGCTCTGGTTACTCTGGACTGAATATCTAAATGGATATTACGATTCAAGAGCTACAGGAACAGGGAGCAAAGAAGACATATAACAGACTGAAGAACGACAGACAGCCCTATATTCAGCGCGCTGTAGACTGTGCGAAGGTAACGATTCCTTCCTTATTTCCAGAGGAAAATGATGACAAGAGTAAGAATTATGACACACCTTATCAGTCTGTAGGCGCACGGGGTATTAACAATCTGGCTTCTAAACTCATACTTGCCTTGATGCCTCCGAATAGTCCGTTTTTCCGTTTAGGTATGTCGGACGAGGTTTTGTCGGAATACATGGCACAGGGACAAGAAGACACAAAAGCTCAGGTAGAGCAGGCTCTCATGCAGATTGAGAATAGAATCATGAAGTACATTGAGTCTAACCAGATTCGAGTTACTGTGTTAGAGGCCTTGAAGCAGTGTATTGTTGCTGGCAATGCTCTGTTATTCCTTCCGCCCGCTGAAGGTGGTATTAAGATGTATCGTCTGTACAACTATGTCATTCAGCGAGACGGCCTTGGTAATGTTATTCAGATTGTTACGTTAGACAAAGTGGCCTATTCGACACTGGATATTACGGTTCAGAATTTAATTAAGACCGACAAGAAACCAGAAGACATTATCGAGGTATACACGCATGTCTGCCGTAGTGGCGATCAGTTCTTGGCGTATCAGGAAGTAGAAGACACACCGATTCAGGGGAGTCAGCAGAGTTATCCTGTACTGAAAACTCCCTACCTGCCTATTCGCATGGTTAAGATGGACGGGGAGTCTTACGGACGTTCCTTTGTTGAAGAGTATCTCGGTGACTTGAACTCTCTTGAGAACTTGTCTAAAGCTATTTTCAAGTTATCTACGATTGCGGCTAATATCTACTTCCTTGTCAATCCTAATGGGGTAACGAGGGCAAAGAAGTTGGAGAACGCTACTAGTGGTGATTTTATCCCAGGGCGTATCGAAGACATAGGCGTATTACAACTTGAGAAATACTATGACTTCAACACAGCTAAACAGACAGCAGATGCCATTGAAGCTCGTTTGTCTTATGCATTTCTTTTGTCTTCTGTAGTACAGCGTAACGCTGAACGAGTAACCGCAGAAGAAGTACGGACGGTAGCTGGTGAACTGGAAGACACATTAGGTGGAGTATACTCCATTTTGTCTCAGGAATTACAGTTACCTCTTGTACGTAGAATCATGAACCAGCTTCAGAGTACAGGCGAGGTTCCGAACTTACCAGAAGGTACGGTGGAACCGACAATCACAACTGGCTTGGATGCCTTGGGACGAGGACATGATTTAGAGAAGTATGCAACCGTACTTAACTTGGTGTCTCAGATTCCCAATGCTCAGGCTATGATTAATTGGAATGTTATGCTCCTGAATATGTTTACGGGGGCAGGTGTCGAAACAGAAGGTCTTGTAAAGACACAGCAACAGATTGAAGAAGAGCAACAAATGGCAATGGGACAGGAAATGGCAATGCAAGCTATGTCTCAGCCAGAACAACAAGGAGGTTAATGAATGGAACAGGAAAATGTACAGGAACAAGTACAGCAGGAAAATGTACAGGTTACTGAGAACACAGGGATGGAAGTTGAAGTAGTTCCTGAAGACACAACAACTACCACAACTGTAGAAGCTACTGAAGAGCAGTCCCCAGAACCCACGGGACAGGATGTAGACGACAACGTGCAGAAACGAGTAGACGCACAGACACAGGCAAATGAAGACCTGAAGAATGACTTAGAATCTAAAGGTGTTGATTGGGCTGACCTTGAGAAAACCTATACTGAAAAAGGTGAACTCACAGCAGAACAGTTACAGAACCTTGAAAAGGCAGGGTATCCGAAGTCTGTTGTCGATGCATATATTCGTGGCATGGAAGCTGAATATGATCGTCTTGCTCGACACGTTGTAGAAAGTGCAGGGGGTCAGGAAGAGTTTACTAAATTGCAGACCTTTGCTTCTCAGCAGAACGCAGAATATAAAAAGATGTGGAACGACACCATGAACAGTGGTAACGTGATGACTATTCAGACGATGCTCAGAGGTATTCGGGCAGACATGGTACAGACCATGGGGTCTAGCAATCCAACTATTGTTGGTGGTAGTGGTGCTGTGTCTACTAACGCAGGTTTTAATTCTAAGCAAGAAATGGTAACGGCCATGGCTGACCCTCGCTATGGGAAAGACAAGGCGTATACCCGTGAAATTGAACAGAAAGTTATTAATTCTAAATTATTCTAAAGGAGATTGATAAATTATGGCATTAACAAATATTTCTCAGCCGGGTCTTAATCAGGGCCAGACGGACGCATTAGCAGGTTTTCTTAAAGTATTTTCTGGTGAAGTTATTTCCGCATTTGAACGGTCTGCCTTAGCAGTCAACAATCACCTGATGCGCACCATTTCTTCTGGTAAGTCCGCTTCCTTCCCTGTAATGGGTCGGGCAAAAGCCGCTTACTTGGGTGCTGGTCAGTCCTTGGATGAAATTCGTGAAGCTATCCCGCACAACGAAAAGATTATTGGCATTGACGGCTTGCTGACTTCTGACCAGATGGTAACAGACATCTATGAAGCTATGTCTCATTTTGATGTTCGTAACGAATACTCCAAGCAGATGGGTGAAGCCTTGGCCGTGTCTGCCGATGGCGCTATTCTGGCAGAAATTGCTAAGTTGGCTGTTGAGCAGAAAGAAAATATTACAGGCCTCGGCAAAGGTGTCATCTTAGACAAACAGATTGATGCTACGGATATGGGTATCACCGAAGCAGAAGGCAAGATGATTGTTCAGATGCTTCTGGAACTGAAGGCCAAATTCTCTAACCAGTATGTCCCTGCTACGGAACGTTATGTCTACATGAAGCCTGACGGTGTGGCCGCTTTGGTAGCTTCTTGGAACGCTATCAACCGTGACTTTGGTGCTGTCGGTACTTTGGTTGACGGTAATGTTACTAAGATTGCTGGTTTTAATATCATCGAAGTTCCTCATCTTACGGATGGTGGCGCAGATGGTACTCACGTATTGCGTTCTGGTACAGCTCATGACTTCCCGTCTACCTATAAAGACAAATGTGTCTTTGTTGCCGCTCATCATACGGCTGTTGGTACGGTCAAGCTGAAAGACCTCGCAGTAGAAACTGGTCGTCGTATCGAATACCAGGCAACCCAGCTGGTAGCTAAGTATTCCATGGGCCACGGTGGCCTCCGTCCTGAAGCTACTGCCATTGGTTGTATTTCTGCTAAGGGCTGATAGTTGTTTTGTCGAGGGGGTTCTTCTTATGGACTCCCTCCTTTTTCTTATATGGAGGCACACAATGATTATTACACCTTTGACGGAACTGGATGCTGTGAATGAAATCCTAACTTCTATCGGGTCTGACAGTGTCGTCACCTTGGAGGAGATAGACCAGAACATTGACGCTTCTGTAGCAGACAAAATGCTGAAAGCTGTTAGTCAGGAAATTCAGCAGGAAGGTTGGGACTTCAATACAATCCCTACGATTACGCTGGTTCCCGATGCAAATACACACAGAATCAAGTGGGATAGCTCACTGTTGAGAGTTCCGAACACATATAGAAATCGAGGAGGTTTCTTCTTCAATGTGTCTGACTATACGGATGTATTCACAGAAAACTTGATACTTACTAATGTGGTGCAAGAGCTTCCTTTTGAAGAGCTTCCTGTGGTTTTCCGTAAGTACATTACGGTAAAGGCTTCCCTTGCTTTTGCTGTCCGTTTTCTCGGAGATGCAGAGTTGGAACAGTCTTTGAACACTGAGCTGGCTAAGGCATACGCAGATGTTATGACTTACGAATTAGACACACAGAAACCGAATGTCTTCAATAATACGTCTGTAACTGAGGTGGGAACACGATGAGTAACGTAACACAGCGAATAGACAACTTCATAGAAGGTGTGTCTCAGCAGTCACCTCGTATTCGTCATGCAGAGCAGTTGGAGACACAGGTTAATGGTTACAGTACAGAAGCAGGTGGATTGCAGAAGCGTCCCCCTACCGTAAATCATGGAAAACTATTCAATGCTGAGGCTGTACCTTATTATGCTCACTTGATTAATCGAGATGAGCAGGAACGATATATTGTTCTCATCTCTTCTGGTAAAATTCGTGTCTTTACACTGGATGGCACAGAGATGAAAGTAGAGGTGCAGGATGCAGGTTATATCAGTAACCTCACGAAACCCTACTCACAGTTGAAAGTCATCACGGTAGCTGACTACACGTTTGTCTTAAATAAGGGCATGAAGGTCAGAATGTCTGGTAATCGAACAGAAGATACGATGGCCTCTCAGGGGTGTCTCATCAATGTAAAGCAAGGGCAGTATGGTAGAACTTACAAAGTGTGGATAAATGGACAGGAAGTAGCGTCTTATGAAACTCCTAATGGCTCCAATGTAGACCACGTAAAGAATATCGCAACGGACTACATTCGTGACCAGTTGGCTTCCCAGATTCGCAGTAAGGGTTGGACAGTAGACACAGGTAGTTCTTGGTTGAGAGTTCGTGGGAACATTTCAAGCATAGACACAGCTGACTCCTTTAATAACCTTGCTTTGGTGGGTATTACTTCATATACCAATAAGTTCGCTAACTTACCTGCTTCAGCCCCAGATGGTTATACCGTATTGGTTCGGGGGGAGTCCAATGCAGATGACAACTACTATGTCAAATACTCCGCTTCTGAGCGTATCTGGAAGGAAACCGTGAAGACGGGGATAGATAACACCATAAACAATACGACGATGCCTCATGCGTTGATAAGACAATCAGATGGTACTTTTGTCTTTAAGGCTCTCGATTGGGAACCTCGTAGGACAGGGGATGAAACCTCTAACGAAGTTCCTTCATTCATCAACAATACCATTAACGACTTGTTCTTCTATCGTAACCGCTTAGGCTTTTTGTCTGGTGAGAATATCATTCTGTCTTCTTCATCTGACTTGTTTAACTTCTGGATGCAGAGTGTAGTAGATGTTCAGGATGATGATACGATAGACACCAATGCTCCAAACAACAAGGTTTCCATTTTGTACAATGCTATTCCTTTCTCAGGATCGCTGTACATTTTCTCAGGTCAGACACAGTTTGCTCTAGCTTCAGATGGTACTTTGTCTCCTAAGAGCGCTCGGTTAGACAGTATCACTGAGTTCACTTCAGACACCGACGTAATTCCTGTTGGTGCAGGTAACTCCGTCTACTTTGTCTCTAAGAGAGCTGACTTTGCTTCTGTCAACGAGTATCGAGTGGCACAGTATTACACAGACACAAAGGACGCTGAAGATGTGACAGCTCACGTTCCTTACTATATTCCCAATGATGTGTATAAGATGACAGGAAGTTCTAATGACAACCTGTTATTCGTCATGACTACAGCAGAACCTAATACTCTGTATGTCTATAAGTACCTTTATCTGAATGGGAACAGGGTGCAGAGTGCTTGGTCAAAATGGACATTTTCAGGGGAAATCCTCGGTGCTGACTTCATTGGCTCTTCACTGTACATGGCAGTAAAGTATGCGAATAACGAAGTATATTTGGAATCCATTACGATGAGCTACAACACAGAGGACTATAGGAAAACTGAGAAGTTCCGTGTTATGTTAGATAGAAAGACAGAAGTGACGCTGACTACAGACAACTGTGAAGACAAAGAGGATGGTTATTTGTACCTCAATGTTGATAAGGTCTTCAAGGGCTTGAACGGTAGTGTACAGTGTATTACAGAAGACGGCCTGTTATATGAGTCAGACACAACGACAATAAAACTGTTGAAGAGAGATAGTGTGGCCTTGGGACACAAGGTTATCATAGGTATTCCCTACATCTTTGAAATGACTTTGTCTACTATCTACCTGAAGGAGAAAGACCAGCAAGGCTCTACTGTGTCTTCCCCTGACTATCGCTTGATGCTCCGTACTGTATTCTTTGATTATGCAGAGTCGGGGTATATGCGAGTAATTGTGAACGACAAGTACAAGTATGTACTGACAAATAAGAGAGCTTCTATCTACAAACTGTCTACGATTAACTTTGAGACAGGTACATTTAAGGTTCCTGTGCGTAGAAGGAACACGGAGACTACCATAAAAGTAATCAATGATACTCCACTACCTTTGTCTATCATTGGTGGTGGGTACGAAGCTAATTATACAGCTCGATTTAAGAATGTTTAATAGGAGGTGATTCTATGGGATTTGCTTCAACGGCGATGGGTGCGACACAGTTAGGACTTAATCTCGTTGGTGACTATATGTCTTGGAAAGACCAAAGGGAAAACGCTAAGGCACAGGCAAGAGCTTTGTCTCAACAGGCGAACGCTGTAGGAAAGAACTTAGCCTATACCTTTCAGAACTATGAGCTACAACGTGTGGATGCCTTTGACGCCGCTGTGAATAGCCTCATGAAGGTACAGACAAACGCTCTCGGTCTGGAATCTTCTGTACGCGCGGCTATCAATGAAGAAACGGGAGGTGATTCCCGTACTGGTAGAGCTTTACAGAGAGCGGCTCATGCAGATACCTTGAGAACTCTGTCAGGTATCAAAGATGTCTATGAACGACAGTCAGATGAAATCAGTCTCAACAAAGAGATGGCTAAACGTTCGGCTATGGATGAGATTGCGAACATTAAGGCTCAGGCTCCACAGATGCCCAGTTATTGGTCTTTACTGGGTAATATTGCAGGGGATACACTGAACGTCTATAACTCCTATCAGAACGCTCTAAATTCTGCTCAATCACAGGGTATGGAATTAGACACATGGTGGAGAGCGCAGAATAGATACGACACAAATCCCTATGCATATCGGAATAACTACCAGTATCACTTTAATCTTCCTACGTATACAAATACATTCCCTATGACATGGACGTACCCGAAAGGAGGGCGGTAAATGCCTACAACACAAACCAGTAATGCGATAGGAACGGCTAGGCAGTTCACACAACAGCCCCCGCAAACTTATCAACGTCAGCTTATCCTCCCTCATTTTGGGGAGAACGTCAGGGCTTCTGAGACGACACAGGGGGCGGCCTTAGCTCGTTCCCTCGGTGTCCTCAGTGCGGCAGTAGAGCAGTATCGAGTAGACTACGATAAGAGACAAAGAGAGATTGCAGACAAAGTTGTCCCTATTCTCTATGGTCAGAACGATCATGATACTCGGCTTACGATGAATAGTATTGCCATGCTTCAACAGGCAGGTATTGGGGATTTGCAAGATAACCCTTATGCCCTTGCCATGGTAGACCAGTTGAGAGGGCAAGAAATCTCGTCAGAAGTCCACAAGAAGTATGAGGCCTATGTGTCTCAGATGAAGCTCCCCGAAAATTTAGGGAAGGAAATTCAGAACTACGATGACTTCTTCAATGAGAACGTTCAGAAATATCTGGACAATATCACGGTAAACAATAAGTATGCTCTGAACAATGGCTTGTATGAATCCCGTGTTGTGAATACGGGTAAAGTAGCTAGTAAGTTCATTGCAGAGAAGACAGAAGAAATGTCTATCAACCGTTCAGAATCTATCGCCTCTTTTGTCTCAGAGAACACACGCAATCGCTGGAACTGGACATATGAGGATAGAGAGAACTTTGCAAATCAATTAGGAAACATGCTTACCACGACACAGGAGCGTGACCCGACAAAGAACTATCAGATTCTCCAGAATATGCTGAAGACGGTAGCTATGAACACAGGGGACTACTCACTGATTCAGAAAATTGGGGAGACACCGCTGTATGGTGGAGCAACGAAGGTAAGTGACTACATCAACGTAGAACAGTTCAAAGATGTTGCCAATGAATCCAATAGGACACACTGGATGCAGAGGACACGAGATGTATATGATAAGATGTCAAAGGCGAAAGACGAAAAGTCTCTATTCGCTATTGTAGATGGACTTGAGAATCCTGAAGACAAACAGATTGCCGCTGAATTTGTGTCTGGTCGGTTGTCTGCTATTGAGGCCGAACAAAGAGCGCAGAGGAATATTGCAAGGGCCGCCGCCGCAAGTGCGACAAAAGCTCAGGTTGGTAATATGAATATGAAGGCTCAGATTGAAGCTGTCATGAATGGACAAACACAGGATGCTATGGGCAACGGGATTGCCACTTCTTCTGAACAGTATAAGGCTTTGGGTTTCAATGAGACACAAATGTTATTGGCAGTAGATGAGGCAATAGGAACGTTGAATTTTGATAATCCAAATGACATGGCAAAACTTATGCGTCTTGCTTACCATCCTGCCTTCCACAATGCTTTCGCTCGCTCGACTAATCTCAATGCTACAGCAGGGATAAACAGCTTGACTGTCAATGGGGAGATGTCTCCTATGCTTCAGCGTGTAGTTGACTTATACAAGCGTTCCCCTGAACTTTGCAACTCCCTTTTGTCTGAAGACACCTTAAAGGCTTCTATTGCTTGTATTGCTAATGAGGGTGTAGACAAATTTATGGGGGTTCGCAATATCTTAGGTAATTCTGAACAGCTGAAGCAGGTAGATGCTGATTTGGCTCCTTACATAGAAGACACTTTGTCTGGTTCTTCCTTACCCCCCTTGGCTGGTGGGGATACTTACGAAGGCTTCTCTTATGCAAGCCCTAACTCAGGTGACTTACGGGAACTGTTCAGAAGTCATGCTCGTGTCTTTCGGGCTATGGGTATGTCTGCCAATGATGCTTGCGATAATGCGAAGTATAAGATTGCTAGTGAATACTATGTATACAATGGCGCTCCGATTCCTAAGAGTGCTGTCAATTTAGTAAACATTGGGGGGACGGATGAAGACACATCTCGTTCTGCCTTCTATTGGGTACTGGCTACCAGAATGAAAGATTACTGTGGTGGTACAGTGAACCCAGATGATGTACAAGTCAGTTTTGTAGCAGGTAATGCAAATGGTAGTTCTATGATTACATTCTTGTCTTCCCGTGGGTATCAGCAGGTAGCACTCAACGACATTGTGTCTGAAGCAAAAGCAAACTTAGAGCAGTCTGGTAATCAGACATACGATGCACCTGAAGAAGAAACTAGTAGTCAAGAGGACAACACACCGACATACAAATATACAGAAACGTCACAGTACGTAGACCCAGGGGATTCCTCTTGGCAAAGTGATGTCGGTAGTTATATTTCCAGTTTATTCGGATAGAAAGGAGGTGTCTTAAATAGGCAAAAAAGAGACAATAGCACAGTTTATGTATAACATAGGCAATAAAGAGTCTGGCATGGACTACACGCTACCTAACTCAAGTGGTTCAGGTGCTTCAGGTGCATATCAGTTCATGCAGGGAACTTGGGATTCCTATGCTGAAAAGGTAGCTCCTGAGTATGTGGGGGTGGCTCCGATGAATGCTCCTGCTGAGGTTCAGGATGCCGTCATGTATGAAAAGACCTCTGAGATGTATGATCGCTATGGGGGTAACATTCAGTTGATGGCTTTGGAACACTACGGAGGTATGGGGGCCGCTGATGAAGCTATGAGAACGGGACACATACCTGAAAATGCTGAATGGTGCAACGGGGACGAATATCCTTCTCAGGCTTCCTATGCAAGAGAAATTGCTGAGAGCATGGGTCAGGCAGTTCCAACATTTGGTGGTATGGCTAATGCGGTAACAAATAGTGGAGTTCATACCACAGGTAACCCAGCGTTCAATGTTATCCTTGACGAAAGCCCTCTGGAAATAGCTAGGATGAACGACAGACCATTCTGGGATAAGTTGGAAGACTCGTTCAAGAACATGTGGTACGAAAACGGAACCATTGCGGCCATGCGTGTGGGACTGACTAAGATGAACGCTAACCCCTACTACAGCACATGGAAGGCGTCTGACGAAGACATAAAGTTACTTGATGAAGTCTTAGGGGACAACAAGGTAGCAAAGGACTCCGTACTGTTAAATGCTGAAAATCCTGAGCAGTTCAAGGCACTTCTGAAGATGAAGAAAGAAGACATAGAGCGAGAGAAGAGAGCAGAGCAGACTTCCTTTGGCTTACACTCGGTTATCGGTGGAGCTTTGGGGATGCTGTTAGACCCTCTGAACCTCATCCCCTTTGTCGGTGAAGAAGCCTTTTTAGTAAAGGTAGGCGCACGACTGGGGTCTAAAGCTCTGGTGTCTTTAGGTTCTAAACGTATCATGAAGATTGCTGAGTCCGCCGCTGTACAAGGGGCTTTGAATATGGCCGACAGTGGACTGGCAGAACGCTACGGAATCCATGAGGCCAACTATGCAGTGGCAGGTGTCTTAGGTACAGCAGGTGGGGCTGGTGTCCGCTTCCTCCGCACCATGAGGGAACTGAAGGTTCCTATGAATGGTGAACACATGCAACGGTTCCTTTATCAATCCGAAAGGATGCAGGATCAGGCCGTGCAGGGTGCTTTGGATATTGCAGACAAAAGAGCGATGCAGACACATAGCCTCTTGAACACTACTGAGGCTTCCATAGAGAAACAGCTCGATGACTTCTTAGGTGGAACTCCTACTTTGTCTAAAAAGGAAAGTAAGGCATTAGGTAAATCTCTTGGCAAACTACTTCCTGAAGAAGATGTAGAGAAAGTAGTAGGGAAGAAAGCCCCGAAGCTCCTGAGAGATGCAGGGTTATCTGGAGACGCTACAGTCACCGACCTCTTGCAAAAAGCAGGGAGTATTCCTTCTTTAGGTGCTAAGGTACGCAAGGCCATTGAAAAGTATCGAAAGACTCCAATGTCTGATAGCACATGGAACGCTTACCTCACTAGCAAGGGAGCAAACCCTGAAGCAGGTGTAAACCGTGTGAAACTGGCAGAAGAAGCCTTGCAGGATGATAAGAAGGCCAGTGCCTTGCAGGATTGGATTAAGAAGACAAAGGGTGAAGACGTTCCTATTGATGACTTACGAGTTGGACTGAAACAAATTTTGTATCGTGAGTCTGGTGTAGGATATACGAAAAATGAAGATGCCCTTATTATCAATGGTACAGTTGTCAGGGAGAATAGCCCTGTATATGACGCCATTGTACATCCTGAAATATATGATCCTGTAAGTGTTCCTATGTCCATGCCTCGTACAGAAGAGCGTGTTGTCTCAGAACGTCATACACCTCCTAAGAAAGACACACAGCCTACCGTGTCTACAGCTGAACAGGAAGCCTTCACTAATGATGTTGAGATGGGTTCAAAGACACTGAGAGAAGTAGAAGACGAAAATCAACGAGGATTCAAGAGTCGTGTCATGCGGTACATTGGACGTAAGATGGAAGACTCTAAGTACCTCGGTGACACTTACGGACACTTCACCAACTCTGTGTCTAATCATCTGAGAGACTTTGGCCGTAAGATGCTTGGCGACCCTAGACAAAATGCAGAGCGTCATGCACAAGGAGTATCTTTGGACTTCTCGACTCGGAAGAGTGTTATGCAGAGACAGCTTAAAGAATACATTGGGAGCATGAGGCAGTGCTACAGAGACTACTTTGCTCAACATGCAGGTATGCCTTCTAAAGTACGTCGACAGTTTGGCAGGGAGTTCCTTCAGGCTTATGACCAGAAAGTGAAGTATGGTAGAAGCATTGAGGGGTTCCCGAAGGAGATTCAGGAAGCTGTTAGACAAGCTGAGAATTTCCGTAAGATGGAGCAGGAGTTCTTGCGTAGAACAGGAGCTTTGACAAAGGATATTCCTGACACTGGCTTCTATCGCAGAGCCGATGTAGACAAAGTAGCTGAGTTCCTTACGAACTTTGACTCTGAACAGGATGCCATTGATTGGCTTGCTAACTATGCCAGCAAGAACGCTGATAGAGATGCCTTGGAACGGATGCGTATTATTGAAGAGCCTGACATGGAACTCAGTGAGTACGTAGACAGAGAAGCTCGTAATTGGGCCTTTGGTATCATTGACCGTAATTTGTCTAATGCAAAGGTTACTATGCGTGACCTGAATCACATGGACAAGTTAGAGCAGTATCAAAGACGGTTCCCTATGGACACTTCTGCACTGTCTGACAAAACAATGCCTAACGGAGAATACTTCTCCTTTGATGAGTGTTTGAGAGACTACGATGTCTTCTCCACCATGGAGCAAGTGGCAAACCGTAGTTCGGCTAAGGCTACCATGGCTTCCCTTGGTGTCAAGGATATGGGAGCGTTCTTTGATGGTTACAGAGACAAAATAGAACGAGAACTCCGTAAGGCTAACGAGACACGTAGGCTGATTAAACATAGCACTGTGTCTGATTCACTGGAAGAGTTCGACTATGTTGTTTCACAGCTTACTGGGTATCGTTATGGTACGAAGCGCTCTCAAGACCCTATGAATGGTGTCGTTCGCTTGCTAACTAAGATGTCCTATGCAATGAATGGTTCCAACATGGGCCTGAATCAGATAGGCGAAAACTTTGGGATGATGTCGGTTACTGGGATGAGAGCCATAGGCAACATGATTCCTGGGTTAGACAAAGTTCTCCATGGGATGCGTACTACTACGTTGTCTCATGATGAGCTGAAGAAACTCAGGATTGCCGCTGACTACTCACAGTATAACTTCTTGAATCCTATGGATTTGTCTACTCCGAAGTATGATCGTATTGGACTCCGTGCAAAGGTCATGGGGAAACTGAATAATGCCGTTGATTATGCTTCTGACATTACTTCTATGCTAAACCAGCTGAGTGCATGGACAGAAAGAGCCATTAGTATGGGTGAGGCGGATGTTATGTCTGACCTTATCGACTGGGCTGTATTGGGACGTAGAGGACAACTGTTCAACGATAACGCCTTTAAGAATGTAGGAGTAAGAGACACAGGGAAGTTCAAGGATACCATTAACAAATACTTTGGAAACCTTGACCATAACGACCCTAATGCCGTATTCAAGGCCATTCAGAAGATGCAGGAGGAAGACTACACTTCTTATGTCTCCATGAGGGCCTTTACAGCACAGGCGGTTCAGCGAGGTATTATCCAGCCTAATTTGTCTAATGCTAACTACTTCACGAAGACAGGACTGTTCCCAATGCTCCTTCAGTTCAAGAACTTCTCTCGTATGGCTATTAATAGTCATCTAGCGAGAGCCTTGGAACGACCAGACAAAGAAGCAATGACACAGCTGTTGAGTTCGGCTGTTGCTGGTGCTGGCATTTGGGCCTTGCGTACTCAGGTGTATGCAAATTGGAAATACAAAGATGAGGCTGAACGGAAGAAGTTCCTTGACGACACGCTGACCCCTGACAACTTTGCCCGTGCTGGTATCACTCGGTCTTCTCTGTTGGCTGGGTTATCCTTTGGGAATGACTTGTACGAAGCTGTGTCTGGTGCGCCTACGGTACGTACTACTGTAAATCGACAAGGTGGTTCTTCACAGGGGCTTGGTAGTTACATAGATCAGCTTCCTGCTGTGGCCGCTCTGAATACCGTGAAAGATGGTGTTGGTAGCGCATGGAGCGCCTTAAATGACCTTGTAGTAGACAATCGAGTATATCAGGATGATAGCAAGACGATTGCGAATATGTTCCCTCTGGATAAGTTTGTAGGAACGCAAGCTGTTTTGTCTGGATTGCTTGATATGCACAAGGGACAAATCAGTCAGGATAGCTTCTCGAAACGTCCTGAGACAAAACCTTCTCGCAATCCGATTCAGATGCTTCAGAAGGTAGTGACAGGGACGAATGATGTAGAGGAAGCTCAGAAGAAACAGAAGGAGACACAGAAGTCTCGTAGTAAGAGTAAGAAGCAGGAACAACGAAAGTATTTGAATATGAATGGAGGTAAATGGTGAATAGTCAAAACTTGAAAGCGAGTGTCTCCTTTGTTGGGGATGGCACTACAAATAAATTTTACTTCGGGTTCGACTATATCAATAAGCAGTTCGTGAAGGTTCAAATAGGTAATGAGGGGCAATCCCTCACCTATCCTTCCGATTATACTGTGGATGATAGAAGTGTCGTCCTGAAGGATACGCCTGCTGTGGGGGTGGCTATCAGGGTATATCGTGAGACTTCTTCAGATAGAATTGTTGAGTGGGCAGATGGTGCTTTTATTAAGGCTTCTCAGATGACACTGGAAAACTTACAGCAGTTACACCTGATTGAAGAAGCTCAGGACTACCCTATACTAAACTCTTTGTCTACGTACCCTGATGGGGTTAACTTTAATGCTTTAGGTTCTCGTGTCATTAACGTAAGTGACCCCAAAGACCCTCAAGATGCCGTAACGAAAAACTACATGGAAACTGTTCAGGGTGGTTTTGTAGCGGCCAATACAATCTTGGTACAGGAAGCAACGA